CGTACGCATTGGTTTATCGTGCAGTGTGAATGTGGTTTCTTTTAATCTCATTTAGTTAAAAATAAATGTTGAACAATCACATGCTAATACACCATAGTTTGCTAAGTCATGATACTTTTCAAAACGATTATCATCCTTTACTTCATAACAAAACAAACCCTCATCATCTAAATCAGATAAGAATTGCTCGATGATTTTATTGTACTCAATATCATCAATGTAATCTAAAATGCTCCAATCATCATTGATTAAACCGCTAGCAAGTTCAGTTGGTAGTGTGTACTCTGTTCTCATTTTGTTATCTCCTATTACTTGAACATATATCCAGACTCAAACTCGATAACCTCGTTGTTATCTTTGATGAACCATTGATAGTCTTTCTGAAATACACCATCAGTTAATGCATCACAGAACTCATTGATGATAACATTAAGACGAGACTTAGTCGTGTTAGTTCTCCAACCACCATCAAACACTCTGACATAACTATCAGTGATTGATGCAATATGATTACCGTGAAGATATACTAATGAACAGTTCTTTCCATTAGTATACACCTCAGTGTTTGCCTTACGCCAACATTTACCCAGTCTAATTGCACTGAGCATGTCTCTCTCAATCTGTCGCATTGTCTCTCCGTTTGGTATGCATATAGTATGGCACACCTCAGCGCATAAGTCAACACGTGGTGTGCACTTCGTTAACTGGCGCAACAGATGTTGTGCAATATTTACACGGATACGTGTACCTCGTTAAATATTATTTAGCAGGGACAATCGCTCGCGCTACGCGCTCGCTAAGTGCGCGGCATGTTAACACATAGTGGACATGATTGCGGAAGCGAGCGTAGCGAGCGGCAACGATCAGTATATTTAATGACCCCATGGGGGTAATATTTGCAATACTTATATGATATATGGGTTCACAAATTTATGTCATTTTTTAAGGAGCCTTTGCTCGTTAGCGTAAGGTTCCGACATGACAAAAGAGGTATAATCGGTAAAATACTGTGGAAAGTAGGACCAAACAGGGAGGCACTGTTTAATATTATGATAATTGGAGGTACACATAGTAATAAACAGTGCTAAGCAGTTAATTGCTTGTTGAAGGGAGACTATCACTGAACATTGCGGTATAAACGATAGGAAATTGCTGTTTAATTATAGATTTAACGTTATCTGCTATTAATTTGTGTTCATATTGGGTACCATTAGCACATCTAAGGTCAGTATAGTGCAACCATGAGCGTAAGGTACCGTTCATGTAGAGTTTAGTGGGAGTAGAGAGGGGAAGGATGTCTCTTGCACACTCTTTAGCAACACCATGATCTAACATATCAGTATATAAGTCTAGAGATTGCTTATATAGCTCTTGAGTACGCATTTCAAACTGTTGAGTAAGGAATGGATCAAGATCATCAATACTATTCTGTCTATTCTTAGTATCTTGTCTGCGTAAGTTAGGCAGTTGGGGAGTATTAACGACTTGAGCGTAGCGTTGGGAGAACTCTTGAAAGGAGAAGGAACGGTGACGTAATATTTGACTAGCAACACTTCGGGTTGTGTCAATCTGTACACACATATTAACCATTTCAAAGGGTGACCAATGCTTATGTTTAATTAGATATTTAATAAGACCTGTATAGTTATCATTATCTTGGTTAGCAGGGTTAGATACTCTAGCCATATAAGCTATTAATGATTCAGCATCGGGTGTTACGTGAACGAGTTCTACGTTATGCATACAGTAGTATAAGTTGTGATGGGATTAATAAAGAGTGGTATTAGGAAGTATAATATATACTCCAAGATTCAGTAGTATTAAAGGAGGAATGAGAGCTTGTCTCGAATTCCTCCCTTTGAGCAGTCGGGTCCACCCTTCCCTTCTGCCTATAAGGGTCCTACCGTTCTAAACCCAGGTAGGGACTGAGTTTGTAGGATTAGAGTTAGCTTGTTGTCTTTGTGTTAAATTCATACCCAATACTAAGTGATTAGCAGAGGATTGAGGGTCGTCAAAGAACTCTTCTAACATAGCATTCCACTCTGTACGTTTACGATCTTTAATAGCTTCTAGGGCAGAGATACCCATAGCATCTGTAAAGTATTTAACACCTTGAGATAGAGCGTCTAGTCTATCATCATGTCTAATTGCACCTTTTTCACGACACATCCTAGACATTTGATAGAATAGCATATAGAGTAGTCGTTCTTCTGGTGCAGCATCAGGATTAGACTTAAAGTCTTTTTCAACTACGGAACGGTCAATAACGAGTCGATGTTGATTGAGGATGGGTTCAAGGGAATCGATGATTCGATCTTCTTTTCTAACATTTGCTCTGACTTCTTCAATATCAATTCCTTGCTTTGTTTGTTGAAGATGTTTGCGGAACAACTCGCTAACAATCCCGTCACCAAAATTAGTTTCAATGAGTAGCTTAGATACGCCATACTTTTTACAACCTTTTAGAATATCGAGTAATGTTTGGTCGGAGTACCCATCTCTGTAAGCTCGCATGTCGTGCAAGTACAGGAAACCGTTGCGTTGTGAGATAAAAGCTGCAGCTGTTTCATCCGTGCCACGGCCCGACGGGTCAACCGAACATATTGTTTCTTGGTAAGAGTCCCACTCTCCTTGTAGCTGCATTGGAGAGTAGAAATAATCTCCAGGTAGACCAACTGTTGGGAGGTCTTTGATGACGTTTTGTGGATCGGAGCACCAAACGACGGATTCTGGAGCAGTAGTGGGGTTAACAGAAGTGACAATAAGGTCAGCACATTTGAGAGGGAATTTTTCTGCATCAGATAAGGAGGTGTCTAACATGAATTGTAGCATGAAGTTCGACCGTCCCATGGACGCTTCACGCTCTACCAGATCATCATTATCAAATCTATCATCTGTTACTTCCCATTTCTTAGCACCTTTATCGATGTCTTCGACAAGTTGTGGTGCTAACAAGCCTTCGTATTGACTAACTTTACGAGGGTATCTAGCAGGCCAAACAAATGGTTTGTAAGAACGTTCTGCTAGTTTACGATATACAGTAAAGGTAGTCTGAGGTGTTCCGAGGAACATAATACGACTATCTGGTTTAGGAGTGAGAATAGATTCAGCTTCTGTGCAGAGTTGAAGTAATTTCTCCCTCATAAATTCCGTCATGCTATTGCCGGGAACCTCTATGTCGTCAAGAATCATTAAGTCAGCGCGAGAACCGGTCAGTTGGCCAGTAATCCCGACAGACTTGACGGAAGGTGCTTGGTGTGGGGAACAAGAAACGTCGAAGCTGATACGCGACCAACGAGAGTCGTCGCCTTTGGGTTGTAAATGCTTTAACCATGGAGTTTCAATAATTAACTTTTGAAGAAAGATAGACATGTTATCTGCACGTTCTTTAGATGCAGAGATAATCATTATCTTTTTTTCGGGGTTAATAAAGAGAGTCCAAAGAACAAAAGCACCAGTAATCCAGCTCTTACCAACTCCCCGAAATGCTTGGATCTGTAAACGCTTTGGACCATGTTGAAGGTAATCAGCAATTGCATATTGGGCACGTGTAGGATTTGGTAGGTCGAGTTCATTCCATAAAGCCTGTAAGAATAGCTTAAAATCGTCTTTAAGGAGGTCTAAAGTGTTCATAGGTACAATCTAGCGTAGAGTAGGTGGAAGGGTGGTTAGAGGGGCTTCTAGGTGCCACCTTTATTAGCTTTAGAAATTAGTTCGTCAAAACGTGCTTTTTGAGATGCAGTTAAATTAACTCTATAATCTTCAAAATATTGTTTAACAATTTTTTTACCAATCTTTTGTTGGGGAATTAAATACTCTTGAATATATTGGCTAAAAACATTCATTACATCATCAGATGTTTTTGCGTCTTGTAAAAGATTTTTAACAAACTTGTTGTTTGGCTCCATACCTGCAGCATTAAATGCACTATGAATATTTCCTAGTTTTTCTTTAGAAGTTTTAGCTAAAGCTGCTCTGTGAATTGGACCTGGTGCATCTAACATGTTTAAACGGCTATTTCCCATAACAACACCAAGCATACGTGAGTATTCATGAAGTGCTACAAGATCATCAGCATCACCAACTTCAAGCATTATTTCAACAAAAGGTTGAGTTTGTGCTTTAGCCGCTAGGTGATGTTGTTCTAAAACTACAGCCTCATTAGTAGGATCTATATTTTTATCAGATGGTTTTTTAAATGCAGGAGGGTCTTGATCTAAATTATTGTAAAAAGATGACATTTCACCATATCGTTCTTCTCTAATTTTTTTATCAAGACGAGCAAATTTAGAGCTACCACGAACTACTTCACCGCTTTCTAACATAGAGTCTAATTCAGTTCTGCGCTTATCTAGACGCGCTAAAGATTTGTCAAACATTTGACGTGCTTTAATGTTTGCTGGTGTTTGAGCAATACCTTGTTTTACTCCAGGTGCTAAAAATTTAGGGTTTTGTACAGTTAATCCCAACAATGCTGATCCACCTTTCATTGCAAGGTTTACGTCTGTTGGTCCTGGTAAATACAAAGCTCCAGCAATACCTGCCGCTGCCCCAGCAAGTTGTGTGGGAACACCTACAGACTCTAAACCACTTGCAAAACTTTCCATTGTTTTAGCTTCACTAGTAGCATAATCTTCTGATAAAAAACCTAATTCTTTAATAGGATTTATACTAGTAGATGTTGCAAATGTAGAAGGTTTAGCAGCTTCTTCTCTAATTGATTCACGATAACTAGTTAAAGCTTGAGGTACTGCTTTAACAGCACCACCCCAAAAATTAATAACAGTTCTACCGTAATCTTGGATACCTTGAACAGCATCTCCTATGGTTGGTGTATAATTTAAACCAAGGGGGTTACCTTCTTCATTCATTAATTAATATACTCCATAATTAAGTGTTCACGGAGTTTATTAACTCCAAATTTGGCTCTCATCCATGATTGCCAATGGTTACTTCCTTTGTCCTGATTGCATCTGGTACATGCTGGTACGACATTCGTATTGACATCTTCGCCACCAAGAGAACGAGGATGTACATGGTCCAGAGTAAGTTCGTGTAATTCATAAGTTTCTCCACAATAAACGCATGTGCAGCCAAAGTGTAATTTAATACTGCGCCTCCAAAGGCGCTTTGCTTCAGAGGATGTCATGGTTATTAAGTTGTATAGGTAGTGATCAGGAGTTGGAAGTAATGGGGTCATGCTCGGCCTTTACGTGCTCGGTTTTTAGATGCTTTTTCAAGGAATGTTTTACCATTTTTCTTGTGTGATACATCTTTACCGTCACCATTGCCATAAGTACCGCGTCGGCGGTTTTCTTTATTTAAAGCAGACCGCTTTGAGATTTGTAGTTTGGAACCATCATACTTTTTCTGGTATGATTTATAGTTACCATTAGCGAATTTAGCACCGCTATGCTTAGAGCTTCGAGCCATATAGCCTCCGTTGGACTAGTTCTGGGTCAACAGTTGGCATAATGTTAGCCAATTTATCAAGTGAGTTACCATCAAAGGCGACACCACTGATGTCATT